CAATTTTTCCCTTTACACGAAAAAAAGAAAAGAAAATGTCATATAAAGGTGAAAAAGGGTCAAAACCGCCAAAAAAGACGGTTCTACCAAAGTAGATGATATGATAAAAATGCAGGTGAGTATTCATATGCATCTTTCCATCTTTTGTTTCTATTTAAGAATGCTTTGCGACGGTTTGGGTCACGGTGTTTAGTCCAGTCTTGGAAACCTAATTGTCCGAAATTAACAAGTTTCCCAGTATTGGGGTCAATAGTTGCATATTTCTTATTCTTTCTTCGTGACCTAAAAAGTAAGAAATCTTTTCCAAAAATTTGTTTTGCTTTCTTGAGGACAGCAACAGGGTTAGAATAATCTTCCAATTCCATTTCTATATTTATTATATATACATATTTTATTATGGAGAATATTTTAGAAGATGAACCATTATTACAAGCACAAACAAATAAATACACCTTCTTCCCAGTACAAGACAATAAAGTATATGAATTTTATCAAAAAGCAATAACCAGTTTTTGGAGAGCAGAAGAATTACAAATAAGTAAAGACCTGAATGATTGGAATACACTAAATAAAGATGAACAACACTTCATAAAAATGATATTAGCATTTTTTTCTTCATCAGATGGAATAGTAATAGAGAATTTGGGATTACGATTTTTCAGAGAGATGGAAATGCCTGAAATACGTGCATTTTATAGTTTCCAAATGGCGATGGAGTCAATACACAGTCAAACATATTCTTTACTAATTGATACTTACATAACTGATAAACGAGAGAAACATAAGTTATTTAATGCAATAGAATCATTTCCGTGTATCAGAAAAAAGGCAGATTGGGCAATAAAATGGATAGAATCTATTAATGCATCTTTTGGTACAAGGTTAATTGCGTTTGCGATTGTTGAAGGACTATTTTTTAGTGGTGCGTTCTGTAGTATTTTCTATTTAAAAAAACGTGGTATAATGCAGACATTAACAGCATCTAATGAATTTATTTCAAGAGATGAAGCATTACATACAGAATTTGCATGTTATCTTTACAGTCAAGTAAAAAATAAAGTTCCCACAATTAAAGTAATAGAGATGATGAGAGAAGCAGTAAAAATAGAAAAGGAATTCATTATTGAAGCATTACCGTGTAGGATTATAGGTATGAATTCTATAAATATGAGTAAATATATAGAATTTATTGCTGACAGATTAATGGTGCAATTAGGTTACGAAAAAATATTCAATGAGAGAAATCCTTTTGACTTTATGGAAATGATCAGTCTGGAAGGTAAAACGAATTTCTTTGAGAGATTAACTACAGAATATGCATTAACAACAGGTGTAGTTTCGGAAGATTGTTTTGATTTTAACCAAGCATTTTAACTATTTTACAAAATGTGTAATTAACTCATCACGTGTTAAACCAAGTTTTTCTTTATTTTTATCAATAAATTCTTCAAATTCATCTAATGAAAACCCCATTTGAAGATTCATTAGTAACCATAAGATTACCCATCTACCACAAGTTCCAGAACCAGATTTGAGAGACTGTAATCTATTTTTATTGTACAAGACTTTTCTACCCTTTAATAATGCAGGTTGTAATAATTTCGTTAAATAAGTCTCGTCTTGACCAAGCATTTTTCTCCAAAATGATTTAATGTATCTTAACTGTCCATCAGGTTTATTGCTGTACGAATCAAAAAAATAAATGTATTTTCCATTTCTTGAAATACTAACCCAATGCCCAGTGTTGTATCTACTTTCAATTAAAATAACTTTAAAATCTTTATCGTTTGGAAGTAACTCATAAATAGACTTAACTTTTGCTAAATCCGAATATTTAATAATTGGTTTGGGGTCTTTGTTATTTGGAAAAAAACGTCTTAAATCCGAATCTGTAAGGAATTCTTTTTCACGGTTTTTAATATCTTGGTATTGATTAGCGGTTAAAGATCCAATATCTGTATGTGACATATTTATATATTATACAGATAAAATAAAAATTTTAAATCAAATGCGTTGATATTTAGGAAAAAATAATCTAATATTAGATTATATATAATGACATCTACAATACAAAGTAATCCACACTTTAGAAGCATTACATACCATCAGGATTATTCATACGGAACAAAACAACAAGAGATAATCTTTGATATTCTTAAAGATTATTTTGATAGTCCGAATATGAAGGCAACCCCAGAAAGATACTGTAAATGGGATTTTGAAGATGATAAAAATCTTTATGAATTAAAATCACGAAAAAATAGGAAAAACCAATATCCAACAACATTATTAACTTGCAACAAAGTAATTTCTTCGGATAAACAACAAATATTCGTTTTTAATTTTACAGACCAAATATGTTATTTGAAATATGAAAAACATGTATTTGATACATTTGAGAGAAAACCTTATAGTAGAATTAATAAAGAAGAAGATATGACGGACTATTTTTTTGTTCCTTTAGAATATTTAACAACTTTGAAAATAAAATAATTTAGAAATGTTTAGCATAATTATTTTATCTTTGTATATTATATAATATCATGAGTGCAATTTCCCAATACACATTCCCAAGTGCAGGTATTCCTTCTACCATAATATCAGGTGGTGTCGGTCAAGAATTCAGTTCATCCGTAGCATTGAGTGCTGCTCTACCAGTCGGTGCTGCACCCCTTGACTGTGTTTCAGTTACACTTCAAGCAGGTGTATATTCTGTAGAGTCACAAATTGCTCTAACAGTCGCTAATACTGGCACTGTATCTAACCTTGCTATCTATCTTTCAAGTGCTGCTGCTGCTGCATCAATACTTGGTCAAGAAACGAAAATCATTGCATTAACTGCTGGTGCTGCTACCCCTTTTATCGCAAGAATTACATCAACTGTTTCTATTTCTGCAGCAACTACTTTGTATGTCGGTTTAAGTGGAACAATTGGTGTTGTTGCAGGAACAATTGATAGTGTTTCATTGTCATGCTCTAAATCAGCATACTAAACATTTAGTAATATTCTTTCTGATAATATAATAAATTTTTTATAAAGTTATTATATATTATGAGTGTAAAATCGCAATATACATTTCCTGATGATGTGGATAGACGAGTAATAAACTGCTTTGTAGGACAAGGATTTACAACAACAACACCATTATCTGCAACTATACCTGTTGGAATTCCAGCAACAGATTGTGCTGCACTTACTCTTAATGATGGGGTGTATAGTTGTAATGGTGAAATAACTTTGACTGTTAGTGCAGGAACTGCTATCCAACAACTTGATATATATTATGGAAATGAAGCAGGTGGGTTGGCAATTCAGTTTTCTCAAACTGCAGTATTAGATTATACTGCAGCAGCAACAACAACTATTACTGCAAACATTTCATTCACTGCACCAGTAACTATAACATCAGTGCAATATATTGGGGTAAAAGGTAGTAGCACTGGAGCAGCACTTACAGTTACTTCAGTGAAATTAAGAGCGATAAAAATAGGTTTATAAATGTTTTTAGCAATAATATCTGTGTATATTATATATACGATGTCAGCACAAAGTAGTTCATTAGTTACTTCACGTGGTCAGATAGGACAAGTTATTAGCAAAAAATTAGGGTCAGATATAAACATGCCAAATGGAAACAGCAGTGGAACAATAGTTAAGATAGATTTACCTACTGGAGTATGGATACTTACAGGACAAGTTAATTTCCAATCAGGAATAGGTGCAGATTATTCCGCAGGTTACGCCGATTTTTCTATATACAACGACGATTTAAATGACCCAATACAACAACAAACATTGTTTGCACCGCTTCAAGATGAAATTATTCAAGAAGCACAAAGTTCGTACTGTAGTTTAAGTGTTTCCATCGTGTGTGCATCAACAACAACTGTTTCATTACGATATGGAGTGACTGTGGATTTAAGTGTTGGTGGTTCATTTGCTACACTGCTTGGTGGAGGGGGGACAACTCAAAATGAACTTTTAGCAGCATGTATTGGATAAAATAATATATTAATATATTATATATACGATGTCAGCACAAAGTAGTTCATTAGTTACTTCACGTGGTCAAATAGGACAAGTTATTAGCACAAAATTAGCGTCAAATATAGACATGATAAATGGGAATAATACTGGAACAATAGTTCAGATGGATTTACCTGCTGGAGTATGGACACTTACAGGACAAGTTAATATCCAAACAGGAATAGGTGCAGATTTTTCCACAGGTTTTGCAAGTTTTTTTATATACAACGACGATTTAACTAACTCAATTCAAAGACAAACATTATTTGCACCGCTTCAAGGTGCAATTATTCAAGAATCACAAACTGCTTGGTGTAGTGTAAGTGTTCCCATCGTGTGTGCATCAAAAACAACTGTTTCATTACGATATGCAGTGGAAGTGGATTTAAGTGTTGGTGGGTCATCTGCTAAACTCATTGGCGGAAGTGGAACAGATGAAAATGAACTTTTAGCAGTATGTATTGGATAATCTGATTTATTCTGGATTATTACAATAAGATTATTACAATATATTGTATTTTAGATTTATAAATGATATTTAATTGGTATAATTTATAAATTTTATATGGTAAATATCATAAATCTGATAAAAGTTATTTAACTGTAATAATCTAACACAAAAAATCAAAAACCTTGTACAAGAATAGAAAATAAAATCTAATAATAGTTATATAATGGATTTTACTCAACAAAACGTAACTGATAATTATTATACAAAAAAAGAAGTGTGGGAAAAAATACAACAATACATACCAAAGGATAAGGTAATATATGAACCATTTTATGGCGATGGAAAAAGCGGACAATATTTAAGAGAATTAGGGTTTGATGTTATTCACGAACCAGTTGATTTCTTTGAAAATGATTTAGGTGAAATTATAGTTAGTAACCCACCATTCAGTATAAAAAGAGAAGTTTGCACAAGATTGAAAAAACTTGATAAACCTTTTATTTTACTTATGATGCCAATTGCATTATCGTGTAAATGGTTCTTGGATATGTTTGATGATATACAAATTATTATACCCAAAACAAGAGTGAAGTTTTACGGAAATGGAAAAGAAAATTATACACCTAATGGTGGAATGTGGTATTATTGTTATAAAATGAATTTACCAAAAGACTTGATTATAATCTAATTATATAATATATAATGGCAGGATTTCAAACAAAAAGTTTCTCAAAACACGATGACTATATGACACCTAAAAATGCATGGGAATCCATTATTGACTATCTTCCAAAAAATAAAATGATATGGGAACCATTCTTCGGCGATGGTACAAGTGGTCAATACTTACGAGAACTTGGTCTTAATGTTTTTCACGAAGACAAGGATTTTTTTACTTATGATATTCCTGAATCTATATGTGTATCAAATCCTCCTTTTACAATGACAGAAAAAGTATTACAAAGACTTAAGGAATTAGACCGACCGTTTATACTAATATTACCCAGTTCTAAAATAAATACCCAATACTTTAGAAGGTTATTTTCTGATGAAGAAAATCCAATTAAGATTATTATACCACGTAAAAGAATCCAATTTTGGAAAATGGTTGATGGTGTTGTTGATATTAATCAGAAACGCTGCTGCAACTTTGACTGTTTTTATTATTGTTGGAAAATAGATTTACCTCGTGATATTATTTGGTTGTGCAATTGAATTTTAGCAATTACAAATATATTATAGCAATTAAAATATAATGATATAATATATTAGAATGTCAAGAAGAAACGCTACTGATCATACCAAAAAAGCATTGATTTCAAAGAGTAAAGTAAGTAATGTCCCTGTTGATCCTGACAATATCTACTTGGATGTTATTATTACCAATGTTTTAGGAAACAGAACACCTGCTGTCCCTATAGAATATACTGAAAATAGAACTAATGCTATAGTTGATAATGCTGGAAATTACTGTCTATCTGTTGTTCGCTTTTCTCTTGAGAGTCAAACTTTACCAGTATTTATTCCTACTATACAACCCAATCAGGGTAATACCAATCTTACCATCTATAGTGTCACATTAAAAATCACTCCTCCTGCCCCCAACACTACTACATTCGTCTCTCAACAACCTATTATATGGGAACCGCAAAATCTAAATGCAATTGTTCCACCACCCCCTAATGCAACAGGAACTGGATTTCAAGCAACATTTAATGACTACTATTACGGTTATAATTTTGACTGGTTCGCTGTTCTTATTCAGAAAGCATTATACAATGCACAGACTGATTTAGAAGCACAGATTACTGCTGCTGGTGTTGCACCAAACCCATTAACTGGTATTATCCCACCTACTATATCGTTTGACCCAACGACTCTCTCATTTGTTTTAACTGCAAACCAATCTGTCTATTCCAATAATGTTGTCGGAAGTGTAATCACTCCGAATCCTGAAGCATGTGAATTGTATTTCAATACCTCTCTTTATGAATTAGTTTCTACTTTCCCATCTCAAAATTATGGGACAGGATCTAATATTACGGATGGAGCAAACTTTAGGATAACTTTCTTGGATTTTGGTGGAACTTCTCTCATTAATGTCCCAACTATTGGAACTCCTCAACAAGTATGTATTCAAGTATTTCAAGAGTTTAGCACAATTAATAATATCACTCCTGTCGGTGGTATTGTATTTACATCAAGTCAGTTACCTATTGTTCCTAATCAACTATCTTCACCACAGATTTTATCGGAAGGTCAAAATATTCAAGCACTTTCTGGAAATAATGCAAATTTCGGATTAATCTTAACTGATTTAGAAAGTGGTGATTTAGTATATAAACCTACGTTACAATATTCCCCCACTGCTGAATACCGAAGAATATCTCTCCAATCCACCCAACCAATTAGCAATATTCAGATTTCATGTTTTTGGAGAACAAAACTCGGACAATTAGTTCCACTTACTTTAGCATCTGGAGCATCTTGTACAATAAAATTACTTTTTACAAAAGTGAAGGCAATTTATGGTGATGCATATCCAGATGCTGATGTTGATTAATTATTTAGACATCTTTAGAATTTTTTTATTAAAATGTATTATTCTCTGAAAAAATAATATATTCTTATTGTATATACAGAATGACAGACTTTAAAACATGCCTAATCCGTGATGCAAAACTTGCACAAATTACTGACCAACAGGTTTATGGAGTATATCAAGGTGCTTCCAATAACACATTTCAACGTTTCTCAAGCGTTTCTTCCAGTGCTTCTTCTCTTGTCTTTAATGTCCAGTTACCTTCGGAATCTGTCGTTGTCAATAGAGAAGTTCTTTTAGAAGCAAAGAACATGAAATTTTTCGTCAAAATTGAGAATGTCCCTGTTAATGCAAGTGCATTTAATTATGGACTTACTGATTCTCTTGCTCCATTCCCTTTGAGTATGTCAATGAATACTATTTCATCTCAAATTAACAACACCAACGTTTCTCTCAATCTTCAAGATATTCTTCCACAGTTGTTGAGAATGAATGACTCTCGTGAATTGTACAAGTATAATAGTTACGCTCCGACACTTCCTGACCAAGCATACTTTTCATATGCTGATGGTGTTCTTAACAATAACAACCCACTTGCTGGGTATGGTAACCAATCTTATGATTTAGACCAGAATCCTCGTGGTGC